GTCATGTACTCGAGGAGGTCAGCATAGTGCTCGAACCTATGAACAGGTTTAAAGTGACCAGTGTCGCCCTCGACCACGGGTTCATCAACTTGAAAGACCCACAAGTCGGGGTACTGTTCGCCAGCAGGTATCTTAGCAGGATCAATGCGCCGTTCCCCTGGCAAACAGTACTCTGATTTGACAATAGGTGTGATGCGCACCGCAAAGCGACGCAAGAAAGCGCTCGTACAATTGAAGTAGTACGAGGCGTTCAGGTCGTCCACGTTACTGGTCACACCAACCCACTCTGACCTGAAAGGTATCTTGCCCTTGTCTGGCAGGTCGGCTTGTGGGGTGACGAACTGAATGTTGTTGATGGCGCTGATGATGTCTCCGATGGAGGGGTCAATGCCCTGCACCTTTGACACCCTGTACTTGGACGCGTCATCGTAGAGAACTCCCGCGTAGTGAGACTTGTACCCACTGTAGTAGTCGTCGTTCTCCGTCCTCGTCCACATGGTGGCACACTCCTTGTCAATGCCTCGGATTGCGCAATAGTGGTTGAACAGGCCAAGGGCGATATGGGACTTGGCCACACCAGCACCACCGTATAAGAAGATGCCAATGGGAGCTCGCCTAAACGAGCTGGCCATGAGCGACAGGTCCAAGCGCTTAAGCACTGTTTCCAGCTCCAGGATGATGTTGAGCAACATGGTTGACTCTCTACCCTTTCGGAAGTGCTTCTGAAGCTGTTTACCAGTTTCGATGCACTCCTTCACATCCTTGATGTAGGCTGGGAGGGCCATGCCAACAGCGGCTGGGTTGCCTGTGAACTCATAGTCTTTCCGAAGCCTAGAAGCTTTCTCAACCCAGTCCGACAGAACGCCCTCATCGATGAAGAAACACTCAACGCTACCTGTGGCCAGTGCCTGACGTCCGGCCTTGCACAGAAAGAGTACAAGTCCGGTGATAGCGTCGGCAAAAGAAGCAACATCCCAAATGGTAGGACGAATACGCTTCTTTTCGATTTCCCCGAAAAGGACGGGATCGAGCTCAATGCCGGCTTTCTTGTACATGGCGAGAGCTACGACGTGATTGAAGACCTTAACGATCTTGTCTCCCAAGACGGATTTGACAACACGTTTTGTGTTCTTG